TGAAGAATAAATAGGAGATTTGAAATGGCTTTAACAACTATTAACGGGATTGAGCTGGCGGAGAAGTTCCAGCCGATTCTGGATGAGATTTACAAGAAAGAATCGCTGACGGCGCGCCTGGATGGCCTGAGCAAGCCGGTGGATCATAACGATGCCCGAACTGTGTATGTGTATAAAACAAGCATGGTGGGGTTGGGTGATTATGACCGGGCGACGGGTTTTGCTGCAGGTAATGTGACCGGTGTCTGGGAAGCACTGGAATTGACCAAAGATCGGGGTCGGGCATTCAGCGTGGACGCGATGAGCGATGAGGAAACGCTGGGGATGGCTTTTGGCACGCTGGTGGGTGAGTTTATTCGCACCCAGGTAGTGTCGGAGCTGGATGCCTACCGGTTTGCGGTTTATGCTGACAAAGCCGGTGGAAAGCCAACTGCTGCAGCTTTGGCAGACGCCAGTGCAGTGATCGCAGCTGTGGATGTTGCTCAAAAACATCTGGACGGCAAGGAAGTGCCGCGTGAGGGACGGGTCCTATACGTGTCTGAAGATACTTATTACAAGTTGAAAGGCGCATTGAGCCGCTCCTGGGCGAGTGAAGGCACGGTTGACCGGAATGTTGAGCGGTTGGACGGTATGGAAGTGGTGATGGTGCCACAGACTCGATTCTACGAGGGGATTGATCTGAACGATGGATCGAGTGCTGCTGGCGGTGGTTACGGTAAAACAAGTGGGAAAAAGGATTTGAACTTCCTTTTGCTGCATCCCTCGGCTGTGTTGCAAATTGCCAAGCACAACCCATTACGGGTATTTGCGCCTGGTGTCAACCAGACCGCGGATGCCTGGCTATTCCAGTACCGCATCTATCATGATGCATTTGTGTACGCCAACAAGACGGATGGTGTTTACGCCCATCGCAAGAACACTTAATCGGAATATTAATGCCTGAAGGAGGCACATATGGGAATAAAAAAGATTAATATTCACGGTTGGCTGAAGGATGTAAACGATAACTTCGAATTGTTGAAGGGCTTTTTCAGCGGCGGACCTGGACTGGGCGCGTTACGCGTTGCCCGCTGGGAATTTGACGTGATGGAAGATGACCCGGAAGGTGATGCGAATACCGAGATCGGCGCGCATGGCACTGGGATTGTTCTGCCTGCGCATGCGATCATCGTCGGTGGGTTTATGGATGTGAATACACCCTTTGCCAGCGATGGCTCTGCGACGGTTGCCGTGAGCGTGGAAGGCGCAAATGATATTCAAGCCGCCGCGGCCGTTTCCGGCGCGCCCTGGTCGGCCCATGGGCGCAAGGCGATCATCCCCAAGGCGAACACGCCAGAGGGTACATCCGTGAAAACAAGCGAGCCGCGTGAAGTGACCGTGACCGTTGCGGTGGCGGCGCTGACAGGTGGAAAGGTAACCGGCTACCTTTACTATGTTGAAGGGCTGGAATCGGCAGATCCGCCAGCGAGTTCTTAAGTGAGGTGAGGACATGGCTGCAAACATGACTGTATACGTTGATTTTGAATACTACGAAAACACCTATGGTGGAACAGCTGTGTCCTCTGCTTTATTTCACGGGCATGCAGTGCGCGCCAGCCGGATGATCGATCGATTGACGTTNGGGCGGGCAGCTGAGGCGATTGACGACGAAGCCTATACTGAGCCGATCAAATTGGCAACCTGCGCGGTGATCGACAGCATTCAGGAGATTAATACCCGGGCTGGACAGATCACTTCTGAAAAAGTGGGACCGCACTCGGTAGTCTACACAACGACACCTAACAGTTTACTTTCAGATGAAGCTCGGATGAGCCAGGCGGCTAAGCGTTACCTGGGCAGTACCGGGTTGATGTATCGCGGCTTTCGAATGAGCGGAAAGGCTTACAGGGACTGATGCAGACGAACGGCGACATGACCCACTACGCCCGGGCGATTGTGAACGGTGCTGAAAGTTGGACCCGCACGGTGATCAAAGACGTGTTGTGGGTGAATACCAAAGCGGTGAACGTGATCCGCAGCGGTTTGCTGGACGCCAACGCGGTGGAGGTGTATATCCCAACACAGGGGCGAGAAATCACGATCAAGCCGGGTGATGTGATTGTGAAGGGCATTGTTCAACAGCCCCTCAATACTCAGTATTTGCTGGGCGATTTGAAACGTGATTATGTGGATGTGGCGACGGTGAAAAGCGTGGATCGGTATGATTTTGGATCTGCGCAGCTGCACCATCTGATGATCGGAGCGAACTGATGGCCAGACGACCGCTGCGAATTGAGACACCACGGGGTGCGGTTTACCATGACGAGAATATGAAGGTTGTGCTGAAATGGAATACAAGAGAATTTGTCCCCAAGTGGACACGAAAATTCAGTGAAGCACAAAAGTTTGTTGATAGTGAAGTTTTACGATTGAGCGAACCTTTTATTCCTCTGGACACGAGCATGTTGATCAAGTCTGGCATTTTAGGGACAGAGATCGGATCCGGTGAAGTAAGGTGGATCGCCCCGTATGCAAAGTTTCAATACTATGGCAAGGTGATGATCGGCAAAGATTCGCGATCAGCCTGGGCCAAGCTCGGTGAGAGAAAGGTGGTTACCAGCAAAAAGTTGACCTACCACGGCGGCGGTGAACGCGGCAGTTTCTGGTTTGATCGAATGAAAACCGTACACAAAGACCAGATTGTGGAAGGTGTCCGGCGAGTGATACGAGAAACGAGGTAAAGCGTGAGCGTTTACGGTGGATTGCCGGAAAGTATCCTGGGAGGGCTGCGGGATTTCATCAAAACATATACTGAGTTGAAGCAGAACGCACCGGTATGGGTGGAGTATCTGGGTAACAATCCGACTGAGTATGCTGTGCTGCCACTGGCGGGTTCACGGGTGGTTGAGACGTATATCACCGGTAAACGCGTGATGAGTTACCCGTTTGCGCTGCAGAGTATGGAGAGCACAGCTGATGATCTGGAGCGATTGGAAACAGCCGGATTTTATGAAGCCTTTGCTGAGTGGTTGGATGCACAAACTGAGCAGGGTATTTTACCTGGCCTGCCTAAAGGCAAAACTGCTGAAGCGGTGGAGGCATTGGGTTGGGGTTATTTGTATCAGGATGGCGTTTCGATGACCGGTGTATATCAGGTGCAATGCCAGTTGATTTACGCACAAAATGCACAAGAAAGTTTATGAAAAAATAGGAGATTTTACGATGGGCGAAAAGATTAAACGAAGTTTGTTTGCCACGTTTATGGATGTGGATCCGGGTTATGAGGACTGGGGGCTGGTGGGCGATGGTGTGACCGCAGCAGCAATTGAATATAACCCTGAGATCAGTGAAGAGGTGTACATCCACCAGGACAGCGCAACAGCAGAGGTTGAGCGTTATGGACCCAAGATGCCGCTGGAAGCAGTAGCCATTATGGGGGATGATGTTTTCGACTATGTGGACGGTTTGCGAATCGACCAGGCTGTGTTGAATGATGCACATACCCAGGTGGTGAATGTGTGGCTTTATAAACCGGTGACCGGTCAACAAGATACGTATGAAGCTGAACTTCGGGACGTGACAATCTCGATTGAAAGTTTTGGCGGCGACGGCGGCGTGGCCAACCGGATTAATTACACGATTCACTACCGCGGCGACCCGGTGAAGGGTGAGTTTGACGCAAATGCGTTGACTTTCTCCGCCAACACATAAAAGGAGCTTTTATGGACAGTATTCGCATTGATACCGGCGCGAAACGGATTGCGATCAACGGTGATCCGACGCGAGTAATTGAATTTAATCCAAAAGATGTGTTGTTTGCTGAGAAATATTACCAGATGGTTGGTGAATTTCAGAGCAAGCAAGAGGATTATTCCACACGGGCGGAAGTGCTGGAGGCTGATGCTGAAGTGGATGAGATTGGCTTGCCACTGAATACACAAGAGCGTCTGGCACTCTTTCGTGAGATTTGTGACTGGACCAAAGAGAAGATTGATCAAGTGTTTGGCGCGGGCACATCTGAAAAAGCGTTTGGCGAAGCACTCAATTTTGATATGTTTGTGCAATTCTTTGAAGGTGTAAAGCCGTTTATCGAAGAATCCAGATCCGAAAAGGTGCAGAAATACTCGAAAGTCGTTGCTGATCGCAAAAAGATTGAGAGTGATAAAGCGATTATGGATTGACCATGAACATTCTCACTGACCAACTGCCAACAGCGATCAGGGTCAACGATAAGGTTTATGAGGTTAACAGTAATTTTCGGGATTGCCTGCGGATCATCATGGCATTTGAAGACAATGAGCTGACCGACTTCGAAAAAAAGGTTGTGTTGGTGAATGGTCTTTATCGGGAGATGCCAGATAGCAGAGACATACCGAGTGCGATCCGCCAGGGCGTGAAGTTTCTGGATGGCGGCAATGATAAACCTGAAGAAGAAGGGCATGGCTTACGGCTTTTTAGCTTCACACACGATGCAAGGTTTATCTTTTCAGCATTTCAACAGACACATGGGATCGATCTGCAAAATACTGAGTATATGCATTGGTGGCAATTCATGACGCTGTTTATGGACATCGGATCTGAAACGTTCTTTTCTAACCTGGTGAGCCTGCGTAAGCGGGTGAAAACTGGCAAGGCGTCGAAGGAAGAGAAGCAGGTGGCGCGTGAGATGGGATCTGTCTTTGAGGTGCCGGAGATAGACACCAGGAGCATTGAAGAAAGAGAACTGGAACGAACATTTATGAACCGGGTGAAGGCAGCGCGAGAGAGGAAAAAGGTGTTAAATGCCCAGGGGTTATGATGGTGAAATCAGGATTGATACCCGACTTGATGAGAAAGGTTTTAATCACGTCATCAAAAACATAAGTTCTACGGTCAAGGACATGGGGCAAAGAATGAGCTCCACCTTCAAGAGTCTGGGTTCTTCGATCAGAAACATGGGTCAGAAGATGCTTTCCAGTGTTTTGGGTATTGCAGTGGGCTTTATACGGGTCGCAGTAAATGTTGGTGTTGTTTTTGGTTTCCTGATGATGGTGATTCGAGCGATCAGCAGCATGGTAAACAGTATCATTGCTGCAGGAACGAAAACATCTGCATTGAAAGAGGGTTTTGAGAACCTGAAGTTGTCTGTGCGGAATGCATTTATGCCACTTTTACAGGTGGCACTGCCACTGTTACAGCGGGTCGCGCAATGGCTGACAAAGATATTTAATGTTATTGGCCAGGTAATGGGCGCTTTGATGGGCCAGCGAACCGTGATGCGGGCGACTGCGGATGCGGCGTCGGATGCGGCTGGCAGTACGGGCAAGATGGCGAAGAACACCAAAGAAGCCGAGAAGCGGGCAAAGGGTGCCCTGGCAGCGTTTGATGAGATCAATGTTCTGGAAGTTGAGAGCCCGATTAAGGAGTCGGAAGCCGGCGGGGGAGGTTTGGGTGATGCGCTTGCTGGATACGAAGAAGTGGCAATCGATTCTAAGATATTAGATTTTTTCGATAAGCTGCGCGAGAAACTTGCACCACTCAAAGAGGCGTTGGGTGGGTTATGGGATGCACTGAAAGAGTTATGGGGTGTTATCTGGGAAGCGTTGCGTCCGGTCTTTGAAAGTTTGGGACTGGAGGGTGAAAAGCTGCTGGATATTATTATTGATTTGGCGGTGAAAGGGATTGAATGGTTAACTGAAAAAGTAAAAGAACTGACCGAATGGATCAAAAACAATCAGGAAGCCTTTAGAGCAATAGTTTTGGTATTAGGACTGATCGCGCTGGGGATAGCCATGATTATGAGTCCGACCATAGCAGTGATTGTATTGATACTGGCACTTGTGGCAGCGATCGTTTTGGTAATCAAATACTGGCCGCAGATTAAAGAAAAAGCGATCGAGGTTTGGAATAAGATCAAAGAAGTGTGGGGGAAAGTCGGAGCATGGTTTTCGAATGTTTGGTCAGGCATCAAAACGTCTTTCTCTATTGCATTCAACGCCATTAAAGTTGTCGCACAGGAAACTTGGAATGGCATAAAGCTTGTGTGGAGTAAAGCGAAGCTATGGTTTGCAGATGCATTTCAATGGATCTCAGACAAATGGACGAATTTCACTGACAATCTGAAAGACGGGATTAAAGCGGCTTTGAACGTTGCTTTGGGCTGGGTTGAGGGTTTTGTGAACCTGTTTGTTAAAGCGATCAATCTGATGATCGGGCTTTTGAACAAGATCAGCATCCCTGTTCCAGACATACCACTTTTGGGGTTGGACGGCGGCACGATCGGGTTCAACATCGCCCCGCTGGCTGAAGTAGCAATTCCACGATTAGCAAAGGGCGCAGTAATTCCACCCAACAGTGAGTTTTTGGCGATGCTGGGTGACCAGCGATCGGGGCGGAACCTGGAGGCACCGGAAGACCTGATTAGGCAAATCGTGCGGGAGGAAACCGCCAACCAGGAGATCACAATTAATTTTGCCGGCTCAATGGGAGCCCTGGTGCGGGAGATGAAACCCTATGTAGACAAGGAAAATCGGCGAGTTGGTGTTAGCCTGGTAAGAGGAATTTCGTAATGAGTAATTTGATAACGATCGATGG